CACGCTGGTGCACACCCAGTGGGTCATGCGGTTCGACAAGTTCCCGCCTGACGGCACCATGGACATCGAACTACCACGCCCGCCGATGGCAGCGGCTGGCACAGCCACAGCGGTGGCCCTGACGTTTACCTATGAGAACGGCACGACCGCCACCTACGGAACGGGCAGCTACCGGGTGGATCGCAATGCCACGCCCGGCAGCGTAAAGACCTTGTACGGGCAGACGTGGCCGCCGCACCTACAAGACGACAATGCGATCAGCGTGACTTGGTGGGGCGGCTACGGGGCCAGCGGCAGCGATGTGCCTGCGGCGATCCGGCACGCCATGCTGATGCTGGTGGGGATGTGGTTCGAGCGGCGCATGGCGGCCGACTCCATGGGCGGCGATGAAATCCCGTTCGGTGTGAAGTCGCTCCTAGACTCGCAGCGGTGGGGTTCCTACCGATGATTGACCCCGGCAAACTCCGCGAGCGTATCACGGTCCAGATCGCCAGCGGCACCACAAACGCCTTGGGCGAGACCGTGCTGGCGTGGGCGGACTCGTCTGCCGTGTGGGCCAGCGTTGAAGGCGTGAGCGCCCGTGAGGCCTTGGCGGCCGGGCAGCAGGAAACCACGATCAGCCACAAGGTGCGGCTGCGTTACCTGCCGGGACTGACGCAGCAAATGCGGTTCTCATGGCGATCCCGCACGCTCGACATCGTGAGCCTGCTTGAGCACGGCAACCGCAGCGAACACGAAGCGATTTGCCAGGAGCAGATTCCCTAATGGCGATGTTCAACGGCGAGCCACTGATTAAGTTGGCCCTCGGGCGTGGCAAGGCTGCAAAGTCTTTGTTTTCCCTTGCGCCGCTGGATGACGTGATTTCCGAATTGAAGAAGCTCGATAAGGACATCAGCAACCGCTACCAAGCCCGTGCCTTGAAGAAGGCGTCGAAGCCCGGCAAGGAAGCCCTGCTGGCACAGGTGCGAAGCATAGGGCAGGTGACGGGCAACCTGCTGGCGAGCGTCACTGATCGCACGAAGAAGTACACGAATAACAAAACGAACACGCCCGTGTCGGTGGTGGTGATCGGCTTCCGTAGGCCGGTAGGTGTCGGCAGTCAGCGAATGGCTGAATCGGCCTTCGGCGGTTCTGTCCAGAAGGGGCCGAACCGGGCGTACCACTCTCACCTGGTGGAGTTTGGCACCAAGGGGCGGCGCAGCCCCGGCAAGAGCAAGGTATTGAAACGCCGCCGGGTAATTCTCGACGGGCGGATCATTACGCAAAGGGACAGGGTGAAACAGCGTCCCGAGAACAACCCGCGTGAGGTGCTGTCTTCGTGGAACGCTCGACGTGGCAAAGGCTCGTGGCAGGGCAAGTACCCCATCGACTTCATCGCCACGGGATCGGTGGCCCCCATGCCTGCACTTCGTCCGCTGGAGAAGGCTTTCCGGCAGTCGCTGCCTGCCATGAAAAGCATCCTTGACGTGGAAATGCTGAAGGCGTTGACGAATGCCCTACGTGCCCAGGAGCGCCGCAACAAGGCGGATGGCAAATGAAATCCCCCGAAGCCGTTATGCGAAACGCCCTCGTCACCACAACTGTGGTGTCGTCCATCGTTTCATCTCGGATCTTCCCGCTGCTTGCGCCGCAGTCGGCGGCCCTGCCGTTCATCACCTACCGGCGAAGCGGCATCCGCAGGCAGCAGACGCTTAGCGGACCGATGGGTGTTCCGCAGGTGAGCGTGGATTTCGACGTGTACGCGGCCACCTACGAAGGGGCTAGGGACTTGGCCGACAAAGTGCGGCAGCGTCTGGATGGGTACGGGGGCACGTTCGACAATGCAGAGGTGAAGCAGGTCTCGCTCGAAAACGAGCAGGACGACTTCGTACAGCTGGCGGGTGCTGAAATGCCGCCGGTCTATAGCGTCAAACTATCGTTCGATTGTTGGTGGCAGGAGACATAAGCAATGGCATCGACGCCCCATGACAGCAGCGGCACGACGGTAACTTTTCCGGGCTTCACCGGCACCGTCACCAATCTGACGTACAACAAGAACGACGTAAACGCCAGCGACACTATCGACATTAGCCATCTCGGCCTGACGACCGGCGCTGCTGTCTTGACGCAGAACCGTCCGCTGGCTGGGTCTGCAACCGACACGGGGCGGGAAGTTTCGATCGACTTTGTTGGCACTGGCGGCCTAGACGACGGCGCTACTGGCACGCTGGCGATTACGGGCGGCCTGTCGCTGTCAAAGGCTGCCACCGTTGCAAGTTGCTCGGTGACGCTTGCTGTGAACGATGTCATCCGTGGCAGTGCTACCTTCCGCGTTGCCCGCTAGTTCACGGGAGGTTTTCCCGTGGCAAGTTACAGCACAGGCATTACGGTCACGTTCGACGGCGCGGCTGCCACGGAAGTTACGGGCCTGTCGTGGACGTGGGGCGGCGGATTGCCCAAGGGCCGCAGCGTTGTCTGGACTGACGATGCTGGCTCTGTCAGCGTTCAGACGATTGGCGTCGTAAGCACCGCGCCCTATGGAACTCGCGGCACGCTGACGATTGCGGGTGGCGGCATGAACTTGACGTGCACTGCATGCTGTACTTCCGTGAGTGCGGCGGCAGAACTCAACGGAGTGACGCGCTACACCGTCGAGTTCCAAATCATCCAATAAGGCAACCAATGTCACTGACAAGAGAACAGATCGACGCAGCCGACGACGCCAAGATCATCAAGGTGCAAGCCTTCGGCGGCGAATGCTGCTTGCGGCTGATGAGCGTGGGCGAACGTGATTCCTACGAGATGAAACTAGTCGAGGCGGGCGGCAAAGCCATTCCCGACTTTCGCTCTGAGTTGCTGTCGCGGACGCTCTGTGATGAGAAGGGCAACCTGATCTTCCCCGGCGAAGAAGGTGTTGAAGCCTTGAAGGTTCGCAGCAGCGACCAGATGCACAAACTGTGGCAAGCGGCCATGAAGCACAACGCACTGACTGAGGAGGAGATCAAGAGACTAGCGGGGGAATAAACGCCCGTCCGACGCTGCATTTTAAGATGCGCCTGGCGGGCCACCTTCGGATGACGTTGGAACAAATCGACGCAATGGATTCACGGGAGTTCAGTCGATGGATCGCGTACTCCAGGTGGTTCAGCCCGCTCGAAGATTCATGGACGCAGACCGGGATGCTTGCCAGTGCGATGCTGGCCCCGTACTGCCCGAAGGGTAAGACTCCGACCGCTGGCGATTTCATACCGATCGAAGACAAGGCACCGAAGCACTGGACGCAGATTCACGCAGTGCTTGAGCAGATGAAGAAGGACTTGGAAGGCTAGGCATGGCAAGCATCGGGCTAGGATTCACGCTGTCGGCAAATGCTCAGGGCATGTCCTCGGGCATCAACGCCGGTGTCGTTGAACTTCAGAAGCTCGGGTATGCCGCCAAGAAAACCCAGCAAGACGTTTCGACGCTGAAGACGATCGAACTTTCGCGGGTGTTCCTGTCGAGCGTCCAGACCGTCGCCGGTGCGTTCAACTCCTTTGTGGCTGGCTCTGCCTCTGCTGTGGCATCGGTGGACGATCTCAGCAAGCGGACAGGCGTTTCCACGCAGACGCTTCAGGCGTACCAGTTCGCGGCCGAGCAGTCTGGCGTGAGCGTCGAGACGTTCGGCAAGGGTGTCCAGAAGCTCGGCATCAACCTGGGCGAAGCCCAGACCGGCAACAAGGGTGCCATCAAGTCTTTCGCGGATCTCGGGCTGTCTGTGCAGGAACTTTCCCGGCTGTCGCCAGAGGCTGCCTTCGAGGCTGTCGCGGCGGCGATCTCCCAACTGCCCGGCCCGGCCCAGCAAGCGGCGGCGGCCGTCAGCCTGTTTGGCAAGAGCGGTGCCGAACTGGTGCCGGTGTTTGCGGAAGGTGCTGGCTATCTCTCAGAGATGCGTGCCGAAGCGGAGCGGCTGGGCTTGGTGTTGAGTAAGGACCAGGTGCAAGGGCTGGCGAAGATTGACGACAGTTTCGCCAAGCTCAATGCGACTTTCTTTGCGCTTAAGGCTCGTGTTACAGCAGAACTTGCGCCAGCACTTGTCGCCGCTGCTGAGTCTGCCGCCACGTTCATTTCCAAGGTGGACGTGAAGGACGTTGTAAACAAAGCGCAAGCGGCTGTAAGTGATCTTGTGAGGGCTCTGGAATCCCTTTCGCCTGTGCTGGATTTCCTTGTGAAGAATCCGCTAAAGGCGTTTGTTGGATACCTGACATTTGTTAAGTCTGCGAACGTCGCAAAGGACATTTTTGAACTAACATTGGCTTTTAAGACAGCCGCGCTCAGTGCTGGAGGTTTTGCCGCCGCGTCAACGACAGCAGCCGCAGCAATGGTTGCACTAAAGGGTGCCCTTCGCGGACTGCTCCTTATCTCTATCCAAGGTGC